CCCAATCTGAAATGTTAGCAAATCTATGAATTGGACTAGTGTATTCTTGTATTTCATCACCTATTATATTATGCCTCATCTTGCCAATGTATTTCTTCTTATTTGTTAAGAAGTAAAATTGACATTTGTTAAAATCAAAAGTATTTTCTTTGTCTACCACACATATGGCAGGACTATTTAAACTGTAATCAATCCCAATTATCGAATCTGCTTTCTGTATCTTCATAATCTGTCAAGTCTTCCGTTTCATGTCCACAAAATGGACAGGTTATTGGTTTAAGGTCCTGTATATGTAGGTCCCATTCAACGATATATTTAGTATCACAGTTAGCACACTGATTTTTTTGTTTTATTAATTGAGCCATTATAGTTTGAATTTCTTAAATTGATTCTTCGTAACGTCTTGTTTTATTCCACCCACTACATAAGATTCAATTTCAGTTTCTTGTGGTGCATTTTGAGCCGATCTACTATTCAACCAGTGTTCAACCCATGGTAATGGATTATTCTTTGTTTCATACATAGGTTTTAAACCAATTGCTTTCATTCTTCTATTAGCTGTATACTCTACGAACATATGTAATAACTTTTCAGATAAACCGATCATAGAACCTTTACTAAACAGATAAGTTGCCCAACGTTTCTCCTCTTGTACTGCTTCATCATACATCTTATAAACTTCTTTTTCATTTTCTTTGATTACTTTTAACATATCTTTATCGTTTTCGTAATCTTTCCAATTATTAATAATTCTTTGAGACATCGCCAAGTGTTGACTTTCGTCTCTTGCTATAAAGGATATAATCTTAGCAGAACCCTCTAGTTTTTTCAATTCACCAAAAGCAAATGAACAAGCAAACGATACATAGAATCTTAAACCCTCTAGTATGTTAACTGATATCATTGCAAGATATAGTTTTTTCTTTAAGTCCATCATATCAACTTTATCTGGTGTTAGTGTCCATTGATAACCTGATTTGATTAACTCATCGTAAGTTTTAGTGACCGAGGCTGCTCGTTTTTCAATCTTCTCGTCTTCTAAAATCATGTCAAATACTTCACTTGGATTGTGATATAAGTTTTTAATTATGTACGTGTAACTTCTACTATGAATTGTTTCCATGAAATCCCATGTTACTATACAACCCTCTACTTCAGGTAATGAAACAAAAGGTAAAAATGCCAAACATGGACCTCTACCTTGTACACTATCTAATAGTGTTTGGTACTTTAAGTTACTTGTAAATATGAATTTTTGTCCTTCGCTTAAATCTAGATAATCGTTTCTATCTTTCTGTAGTGAAATTTCTTCTGGTCTCCAAAAATAACCAAGTTGCTGTTGAGTAAGTTTATCAAAAATAGGATACTTCATGGTATCATATCTTTGTACAGATAGGTCAGGTCCAAAAAACATTAACTGTTTAGTTGTGTCTATACCTTTGGTTTTGTTAAATACTGATTTACTCATATGTTCTTATTTATTGTTTTATATTGTGCAACTATCACAATCCTCTTCAATTTGTTCTTTAGGAGGATCTTCAGGTGTTATTGGTGTATCGTAATCTATAGAGTGTTTAGGCTCTTCAATGTCTTTCTTACTGTCATAAGTGTTTTGATAGTAAGATGTTTTCCAACCTAATCTATAAGTTGTTAGTAGGTCTTGTGCCATAACCGATATAGGTACTTGATTATCTTCATAGTTATCTGGATTATAAGACCAGTTACCTGATATAGCTTGATCAAAGTACTTTTGCATTACGGCTACTACATTTATATATCCCTCATTACTAGGCATATCCCATAATAAAGTATAAAAATTTTTTAATTTGTTATATTCTGGTACTATCTGTTTTAATGTGCCTTTCTTACTTTTCTTAACTGATAAGTGGTCTCTAGGTGGTTCAATGCCATTTGTAGCATTTGATACCACACTAGAAGACTCGGAAGGCATTTGGGCTGATAGAGTACTATGTCTTAGCCCAAATTCTTTAATATCTTTTCTTAATTGTTCCCATTTCATAGATAACTTACGAGTTACGACCTCGTCTACTTCTTTTTTGTAAGTATCTATTGGTAATATACCATCTGCATATTTTGTTCTATGGAATAGATCACACTGACCTTTTTCTTTTGCAAGTGTATTTGACGCCTTTAACAGATAGTATTGAAACGCTTCTGATAGTTTATCTACTTCTTTCCAGGCACCTTTTTCATTGTATTTAAACCCTGCTTTTGCTAAAAAGTGTGCAAGACCAATATAACCAATACCTAATGATCTTCTTGCTTTAGTTGATACTTCGGCTGCCTTAACAGGATATTGTTGATGGTCTATAATTTCTTCTAATGATCTTACTGCAAGGTCGCATAGTTCTTCCAGTTCGTCCAGTTGATTAAGTTTACCAACATTAATTGCTGATAGAATACATAGAGCAATCTCTCCTTGACCATCTATATGCTGTATAGGAGTGGTAGGGAGTGTGATCTCTTGACATAGGTTACTCATAGTGATAGTATCTTTAAAACTAGAGTGTGTATTACAATGATCAATATTCATTATGTAAATACGACCTGTTTCTGCTCTTTCTTTTAATATGTCTGTAAATAGTGTTTGAGCACTTACTTTTTGTTTCTTAATAGAAGTTTTTCTTTCTGCTCTTTCATATAGTTCGTCAAACGCTGGTGTTCCCCAAGCTTCGTATAATTCAGGTACGTCATGTGGAGAGAATAGAGTTATTTCTTCTTCATTAATAAATCTTTCATAGAATAATTTAGAAAGTTGAATAGAGTAATCTAATTTTCTAACTCTGTTATCTTCACTACCTTTGTTGTTCTTTAAAACAATAATGTCTTCTATTTCTTGGTGCCAAATTGGGAAGTGTACAGTTGCTGAACCGCCTCTAACTCCGTTTTGAGTACAACACTTAACCGTTGCTTCAAATTTTTTGAGAAAAGGAATAACACCTGTGTGTTGGACTTCACCTCCTCTGATTCTTGCATTGATTCCACGTATTCTTCCTGCATTGATTCCAATGCCGGCTCTTTGTGCAACGTAAGAGCCAATAGCCATGTCGCTACTGAAAATACTACCAAGAGTGTCGTCACTATCAACAAGTACGCAACTAGCATACTGCTTAATAGGAGTACGGACACCAGCCATAACAGGTGTAGGTATATTAATTTTAAAATTGGATATCGAATCATAATACTTCTTGACATAGGTCATTCTCCTTGATTTTGGATAATTTTGAAACAGTGTAGCAGAAATCATCATGTACATAAATTGTGGAGTTTCATAAATTTCTCCGTTTGATCTATCTTGTACTAGATACTTGTCTATAACTTGTCTTAAACCGGCATATGTAAAGTTGTTATCTCTTTCATGTGTTATCCAGTTTTGCATTCTACTAAAATCTTTTCTCTCATATTTTTTCATTATATCAGGATCATAAACACCTTTTTTAACACACTTCTCTACGTGGTCAATCATAGTAGGGTGATCCCATAATCTGCCAATGACTTGTTTTCTTAAACTAAACAATAACAATCTGGCAGCTACATATTGATAATTTGGATTGTCTAGTGATATTAAATCTGAAGCAGACTTAATTAAAATTTGTTGTATGTCACTTGTTGACATGCCATCATAAAATTGTAAACCACTATTCATTTCAACTTGTGACGCTGATACACCTTTTATATCTTCACAAGCGAACTCAACCATTTCATGTATTTTTTCAATGCTAAGTGGTTCTAATCCACGACCACCTCTTTTTTCAACGTTTAATATATCTGATGTCATTTAATTTTTTTCCAATGGTTTAGTTTAGTGAGAGCACTTAATTGTGAGTAACTATTATCTGTTATTATATCTTTTATTTGTAATTTTGTCAAGCCACTAATTATCATATCATTAATATCTTTTAGTGTTTGATCTTCAGGCCATATGACAATGTTGAATCCATTATCAATCATTTTATACATACGGTTTATAATTTCTTTGTTTCTTGGTTCGTTGTCAAATATATAGGTAATTTTATTATTAGGTACCTTGTTATTTAACATTAAATCTGCACCAGCAGCTGCGATACAGTTGTCTATAAACAAAGCGTCTATAGGTCCTTCCACTATATATACATGATCTTGAAAATTTATACGTTCTAAACCAAATACTTTTTGTTTATTTTCATCTAGTTTAATTGTTAAGTATTTAGGATTTTCTTTACCTAATGCACGACCTTGAAACGCAAATAAATCACCAGTTGTATTATAAAAAGGTATTACTAATCTTTCGTGATCATTTTGAGTTTTATATGTGTTTGGTTTAATTTTGTTTACTAACTCCTCAAATTTATCAGTATAATATAGTTTATCATAAAACTTTTCAGGTATCTTTCTTTTCTTTACGTAAATTTTTGCTGTATGTTCATCATCTAATTGTTCTATGGTTTTTAATGAGTCTAGTATACCAATGTTTTTAAATACAGGTTTTTCAAACTCCCAATCTGGTTTCTTTGTAGATGGTGCCGACCCTTTATATCTTTCTAATAGATATTCTTCGTACATTTTAGGATCAACATACTTTAAAAAATTAGAGAAGTTTTGGCCTTGACCACAGTTATGACATTTAAAAAACATGTCATTTTTTACTCTGTAGAAATACGCCCTTGCTTTTGTTTTGGATTTTTCTGAATCTCCACAATGTGGACATCTGAAATTAAATAGATAGTCAGTTTTCTTCTTAAACTGTCCTAATCTACCTGAGAGGTTGTTAATAAACTTTAGATCAATATAACTAGACATAGTAAATACACTATACTAGATTATACTCTAAATGTCAAGCCTGATTTTAATTTAAAAATGAGAACCAGGAGGTCAATCCGTTCCTAGATAGTGATAATGCTGTTACAGCTTCCATTGCCAGAAAGGCACCGATGATTATCCATTTGTATTTTTCTAATAAACTTACCCGATTACCCATGTTTTTCTTCAAATCCTTTATCTCGTTCATTATTCTGGTCTCGGAATTAATATTCTCTGTTTTTCGTTCTTTTATCTCGTTTAATAGTCTATGCTCTGATTCTTCTATTAGTTGTCTAGTCTCGTTTTCTAACGTTGATGTCTCACTAGCTCTAATTTTAAGTTTTGAGAATATGACATCATCTATTTTTTCCTGGTGTTCTATCTTTTCTTCATGTACTGCCAGCATAGATTTAATATGAGTTGATACATCTGTTAACTTATCAATAGCAATATCCAATCTACTTTGAATATTATTAACCTGTTGTACGTCTTTGGTTAACTCTGCTAATTGTACGTGAATTGATGTTTGATCGTTATTTGCCATATTACTACTATTTATAACAGTCTGTTGTTGTTAATTAATTATTGCCCATAATATCACCCAACAAACAAAGAAAAAGATAAGTTTTTTAGTTATCTTTTTTATCATTAACCTCCACTGTGAAAATTGATACTTCATTTGACTTGCCTTTTACTTTAACCTGGTCTAATTTCTTAAAATTAAACTTATTACGGATTTGTCCGTAGGTATCGTAACCGACTATTAGAGTAGCGTCATAATTTTTAGATATGCCTTCTAATCTACTTGCCAAATTTACTGCGTCACCTAAAACTGAATAATCAAACCTTTGCTTTGATCCCATATTGCCTACTACGGCAGGACCAGAGTTTATTCCAATGCCTATATTTATGTTATTGTCTTTCCCAAAGTGTGCATTATCATTTAATTCTTTTAAACAATCAATCATTTCTAGTGCTGAAGATACAGCTAGTGACCTATGGTTATGTTGATCTATAGGAGCGTTCCAAAACGCCATGATACAATCTCCCATATACTTATCAATAGTACCACCGTTCTTCATTATTATGTCTGTCATAGGTGTTAGAAATTTGTTTATGATTACAGTAAGTCCTTGTGGATTACTTTGAAACTTTTCTGAAATAGGAGTGAAGCCTCTTATGTCACAAAACAAAAAGGTCATATCTCTTGTTTCGCCACCTAATTTTAGTAAATTAGGATTTTCTTGTAACTTCTTAACCATCTTTGGTTCTAGGTAATGTTCAAACTGTTTTTTAATTTGTAACTTTAATCTGTTTTCTCTTGCAAAGTTATTGTATATTAAATGTGTCCATACTATACTACCTATTATTGCAATTGACGACCAATCTGTAATTATCATTTTACTTTGCCATAGATAACCACTTGCAACTGCTAACTCACAATAGAAACCTATTAAACATAATGACGACCATAGTAGACCAACTCTAGGCATAACAATTATAAAGAAAGTTAATGTTAGTATTAATACAATCCATTCTGCAATAGGTGTCCAATCTGGTCTAGTTATAAACTTACCTGATAGTAAGGTCTCTGTTGATACTGCCATGATTTCATGTGTGTTCATTAAACCATTAGGTGTTTGTACAAAAGTAGAACCTGTAAACGTAGCACCTATGAATACTATCTTACCTTTCATAGACGACCAATCTTTATCTGCATAATCTACTCTAGGTACGTGGTGTCTGAAATCAATCCATATTTCATTCTGATTAGGTACTTTAAACTTAATAATATCTAAAATCTTTTTAGGCACGGAATTATCCAGAGGTAATTTTCGTATAACATTGTCAACACTTATTGCCACTTCCACGTTAGCTAAAGCTAGTGCTCTCCTTCCTATGGCAATTAAGTTCTTTGCTTGATCTGTTTCAGTTAGTATAACTGGATATTTGGAGATCATCTTCAAAAACATTTCATCACCACCAAGTCTATCTTTGTGTACAAATACTACGTTCAGAAATACTAGAGCTGCACCGTTTCTATATGCATTAACTATGGCACGACCTAGTTTGTCTCTTTTCCATGGCCATTGTCCTTGTTTGTTCAATGCCTT